AAATTAATGGATAGTGGAAAGCTCGCCGACCTAAATATAATGTGTGTGCTACTTAAGTATAGTGAAGAGATTCGTAAAGAACGTAAAAACAAGACGTACCAAGAAGAAATGGATTGGTTAGTTACGAACGAAAAGCGTAACAAATTTATTCGAAACTTGGCAGTAAATTCTAAAGGAAATACGCTGGTTCTTTTTCAATACGTTGAAAAGCATGGCAAGATTCTTTACGATCTTATTAAAGATAAAGTGCACCAAGAAAGAAAAGTTTTCTTTGTTTATGGAGGAACTGAGACTTCTGATCGTGAAGCAATAAGACACATCACCGAAGATGAGTCAGATGCCATCATCATTGCATCGTTTGGAACTTTCTCTACTGGTATTAATATACCTTCGATTGAGAATGTTATTTTTGCGTCACCATCTAAAAGTAAGATTCGTAATCTTCAATCTATTGGTAGAGGGTTGCGTTTGAAAGACGGCAAAACAAAATGTAATCTGTTTGATATTGCAGATGATTTGCATTGGAAGTCTTGGAAAAATCATACATTGAACCATGCTGCTGAGCGTTACAAAACTTACGCTGAAGAAGAGTTTAAAATTAAACTTGTAGAGGTAGACTTATGTTAACTGGTAATGAATTATACGTAGTCGTAAAATTAAGTACTGGTGAACAAGTCATGGGTGTCTTACAACAAGAAGACGATACTCATATCCAACTATTTTCCCCAATGATTTTGAGAACTGTGCCAATCTATGAAGAGGGTAGAGAGCATATCACTGCTCACCCGTATTGTCAATTTACTGAAGATACAGAATTTGACTTCCATAAGAAAGATGTGCTATACATTAAACCATTGGCAAGACCAATGATCCCACATTATATTAAAATTGTAAGGGAACATGAAGAGCGTCCGATGCTCAGAGAAGAGAGAAAGAAACCCCAGCTTGATTGGGGAGACGCTGAAACGATGACGCCAGAAGAGGCCAGAAAAAGAATTGATATGCTTTTTGATTTTACCAAGAAAGCAGAAGAGAGAGAAAAAGAGTTACTGACTAACTTTATTGAAGGTAACGATACTAAACATTAATTCATATCAAACCCGACATGGTTATTATACACAGATGTGACAAAAAAGGCAAATTTATTTGACTGCAAAAATGCAAGTTAAAATAAGTTTGCTTTTTATTTTTCTTTCATGTATAATAACAAGTAAATGATAATTATAAGGATTTTTCAATGCTATGGCTCATTATGTAAACAACGCAGATTTTCTTAAAGCAATTTCCGAATACAAAGATAAAGTTAATCATGCGAAAGAAAACAATCTGCCCAAGCCGATCGTAAGCAATTATATTGGCGAGTGTATCTTAAAGATTGCAACCCATCTTTCTTATAAACCAAACTTTATTAATTATTCATATCGTGAGGACATGATCCTCGATGGTATTGAAAACTGCATTCAGTATATTGATAACTTTGATCCAAGCAAATCTAAAAACCCTTTCGCATATTTTACTCAGATAATTTACTACGCATTTTTACGTAGGATTGCTAAAGAAAAGAAACAATCTTATATTAAAGGTAAGTTGATTCAAGATATGCCATTCGAAATGTTTGAATTACAAGAACAAGATGAGAGTGGTGAATTTCATAATGCATATCTTGAGTTTATGCAGAACAATAATACTTTCGATGATTTTATTGGACGTAAAAAAGAACGTGCTGCTAAAAAGAAACTTGAGAGTAATCTAAATGCCTTTATAGATGATGGAGATATTGATGTCGGACTTAGCGGAATGGATTCGGAGAATGACCAGGGAGACGCCAGTGAGGACTCACTCTTGGCCAGCGATAGCATCGAGACCAAGAAGAAGTCGGGTAAGACGAAGAAAGGATAAGAGAACTCTCAATCGTTATGGTTGGGATCCTTTAGATTTAAATATTAACATGAACAAAATTATGGAACAAGAAGTGAGTGAATCAAAAGATAAAATTTTCTTAGGTGTTAGCGACTTTGAAGATCTGATTACTGCAGAGATTTTGAAGCGTCGTGTTGAAGCAGGTCATCGAACTGTTCATCGCAAAACTAATGTTCTTTGCAATCGTGAACATTGGTCTGAATGGGTTGAAACTATGTTCAAAGACGACTTGCATGTTCAAGGTAACTCTGATAATGGTTTAGTCATTGAACGTGACACTAACAACTATTTCAAATTTGATGTTGATAGTAATACAACTACTGTTCGTGCTTTCGGTGATGACCAATATGCTGATGCAATTATTGCATTAGTTGAATCTAAATACGATATTGTATCTTCTCATATTGAGTGGATCTATGGTGGTGATGGTCAATCTGTTAACGTACCATTGAATCGTGATCGTTTACCTGTTGCTGAGATGTATCCTTTCCTTAATGGTGAATCTCTTGAAGAATACTACGATCGTTATATGGCGTCGTCAGCAAATATTCTTTTGTTGATTGGCCCACCTGGAACTGGCAAAACTACTTTCATTCGTGGTTTGCTTGCCCATACCAATTCATCAGCCATCGTTTCATATGATGTTAATATCCTTGATCGAGATGGTTTCTTTGCTCGCTTTATTGAGAGTGATGATAACGTAATGGTTCTTGAAGATAGCGACGCATTTCTAAAATCTCGCAGCGATGGTAATACAATGATGCACCGATTCCTTAATGTCGGTGACGGTCTTGTAACAACCAAAGGTAAGAAAATGATTTTCTCTACCAATCTTCCAAGCATTCGTGATATTGATTCAGCATTGGTTCGTCCAGGTCGTTGTTTTGATATTGTTACTTTTGATAACTTGACTGTTCAAGAAGCACAAGCACTGGCTAAACGATTGAACGTAACACTCCCTGTTCGTCCACGTGGCAAAGAAACTCAGAAGTATTCTATTGCTGAAGTTTTCAACGAGCAAGTGAATACTGATAAAACATCTACTAGAAAAGTAGGGTTTATTTGATGACAGAAAAATTAATTTATTTTGGATTACCAATAACTAGTAGTTACATAAATCCAGAATTAATTGAGTTTTTTAATACAAATAAAAAAATTGTTTTATTTGATACTGATGGTGTTTCTTCTTGGGACGAATGTAAATCTTTTGGTGATTATAATAGTGCTCCTGCAGGATATGATCTTCTTATTAAATATGGATTTGAGTTTCTTAATGAACTGCCAATCGGAGAAACTCACCAAAGAATAATTGTTTCAAAATCACTTTGGTTTGATAATGGTATAAGGAGATCGCCATCTATTGTTGCTCAACTATTATTTGATATTTCTAATAAAACATATTATAATGATTATACAAAAGCTGTATATACAATTGGTTCTCCATTAGTAGGTGATGGTGTTTATGATAAACTATCTGAGATGAATGTAATATCTAAATTAATTGATACTAAATCAAGCGCACAGTTAATTTATGAAAAACTTGGAAGTAATTTACCATTATGTGTTGTAATAAAAGATAAAGATATTAATACTATATGTGAAACTGGATTTAATACAAATACATTTAATGTCATGTATGCTTTAAATTCAGTATATCAAAAAAAATTAATTGCTGATTGGCAATTAAAACTATGTAATAAAATTTATTCTACTGATCGTATTTTTGTTGCCCATATTTCTAAATATGATCGTAAAGAGGATATAGCTGAGATAGATAAAAATATGTTTATGAAATTCTTATGTTCACCAAAACCGTATCATGCAGTTTCTTTTGTTGTTATAAAGGGTAATCAATGAAGGTAGCAATTATTACTGACCAGCATTTCGGTGCTAGAAATGATAGTATTGCTTTCTTAGATTTTTTTGAAAAATTCTATGAAAATATATTTTTTCCTACGCTGGATGAAAACGATATTACTACTGTTCTTATTCTTGGTGATACTTTTGATCGCCGTAAGTATGTAAATTTCTACGCTCTTGATCGAGCAAAGAAAATGTTCTTTGACCAGTTACAAAGTCGAGGGATAACAGCGCATATGCTGGTTGGTAATCATGACACTTATTATAAGAACACCAATGATGTAAACTCTCCAGAATTATTGCTTTCTGATTACAACATCGACATTATTGAAGAACCAAGAACCATAGATATAAATGGGTTTGAGGTTTGTATGTTACCTTGGATTTGCCCTGACAATTATGTTCAGAGCATGGATGAAATTAAAAATACCAAAGCAACAATTTGCATGGGGCATCTTGAGATTGCTGGGTTCGCAATGTATAGAGGAATGGAAAGTCATGAAGGATTTTCTACAGAAACTTTCGACAAATTTGATTTGGTCTTTAGTGGTCATTATCATCATCGTAGTAACAACGGCAATATTCACTATTTGGGAAATCCGTACGAACTTACTTGGCAGGATTATAACGATCCCAGAGGATTCCACTTGTTCGACTTCTCTACAAGACAACTCGACTTCGTTGAAAATCCTTATCGAATGTACGAAAGACTCGAATACTCCGACAAAGAAACCGACCCGATCGACCTTGACCAGATTGACTTAAAAGACAAGTATGTCAAACTTGTTGTAATTGATAAAACTGATTTTTATAAATTTGACAAATTCATTCAGAAGTTATATAATAAAGGATGTCACGATATTAAGATCGTTGAAGATATGTCCGAATTCAACGAAGGTGAGATCGATGAGTCTATCGATCTAGAAGATACGTTATCTGTTCTTGGTCACTATATTGATTCTGTTGAAACCGATGTTGATAAAGAAAAGATAAAAACCTATATTCGTGGTTTATATACTGAGGCAATTAACATCGAGGTAGTTTAATGCACCAACTTGAACTTGAATATTTTTGGCCACTCACTGAACAGATTAAACTTGATTTAGATTTCAAACCATGTCAAGAATATGAAGAACAAAAGAGACAACAGATGTGGTCAAACTCTGTTATCTCTGGCCAGTTCTTAGTTGCTAATGGTGGTTCTGTTGGTTGGTCTACTGTAAATACAATACCCAACTATCAATTCAAAGCGCATCCCGATTCTGTTGGTTATTGGGAATGTACACCAGACTTCAGTATCTGGCGTAAAGAAAAACCAAATTGGTTGGTTCAAAAGATGACCACCTTTTTACTTGGATGGAAATGGAAGGATAAATGATTCTTTTTAAAAGTGTTCAATGGAAAAACTTTTTATCTACTGGGAACTCTCCAAATAAAGTATTACTAGACAA